ATTAGGTAGTTCAGTATTAACTTTAGGTGCTACTGAAACAGATATTGCAGGATTAACTTCTTTAGTAATTGATGACATTACAATTGACGGTCAATCAGTTACAACAACAGCGGCAAATAAAAATATTAATTTAACACCACACGGAACAGGTACAGTTATTTTACCAAGTGGTTATGAAGATAGAGCAGGATTTCAAAATCAATCAGTTGCAAACAAAGCATACGTTGACCAAGTTGCTCAAGGTTTAGATACTAAACCATCTTGTAAAGCAGCAACAACTGCTGATTTAGTAGCAACTTATTCAAATGGAACATTGGGTGTTGGTGCAACATTAACAGCAGATTCTAACGGTGCAATATCAGTTGACGATATAGCATTAAGTGTTAACGATAGACTTTTAGTTAAAGACCAAACAGACGCAACCGAAAACGGTATTTATAAAGTTACAACTGTTGGTACTGGATCAACTCCTTTTGTATTAACAAGAGCAACTCCAGAAGACCAACCATCTGAATTAAGTGGTGGTTCATTTGTATTTGTAGAAGAAGGAACTATTGGTTCTAACAATGGATATACATTTACACATACAGGACAACCAACATTTGGAACAACTGATTTAGATGTATCACAATTTTCTGGTGCAGGTCAAATTACTGCAGGTGCAGGTTTAGTTAAAGATGGTAATACGATAGATACAAATCCTGACAATAGTTCAATTGAAGTTTCAGGTGACCAAATAAGAGTTAAACCTTTAGGTGTTCAAAATTCAATGATTGCAAATAATACTTTAACAGGTGCTAAATTTGCTGATCCTCTTTATTTCAAAGATGAATCTTCAACACAAGGACAAGTTTCAATTGGAGGCACTTTAGAATTTTTAGCAGGTGAAGGAATTAATACAATTGCTAGTGGCAATCAATTACAAATTGTCGGAGAATTAGCAAGTACATCAAACATTGGTGTTGCTTCTTTTTCTGCTGATAACTTTACAATAACAGCTGGTGACGTTGAAGTAACTACAGTAGATGGAGGAACTTTCTAATGAATCTTTGGAAGAAAATTAAATGGTTTTTGCTTTCAGGTGCACCTGCCATTGAAAAGCCAAAGACTACTACTATTACAGTTAAAGATTTAAAGAATAAAACAAAAAAAGAATTAGAGAGAATTGGTAGAAAACTTGGAATTGAATTGGATAGAAGATTATCTAAAGCAAAATTAGTAAACAGAATTAAATTTAGAGCTAAATTAAAAAGGAAGAAATAAACTATGGCAACAAAAATAAAACCATACCGTACAGAAGTAGCAACTCGTATTCCAGACGCAAATAATATGGATGTTGGAGAGTTGGCTGTTAATGTAACAGATGGTAAATTTTATATAAAAAAATCAGCTGGTCAAATTAAAGAAATTGGTGGTGCAGGTTCGGTAACTTTGCAAGACGCAACTAGTAATGGTTCTATTACAAATAGAGATATTACTATGAACGGATCAAATTTTATATTTGAAGGGTATTTAGAAAATGCGTTTGAAACTACTTTGTCAGTAGAAGAACCAACAGCAGATAGAATATTAAAATTACCTAACACTTCAGGTACTATTGGTACTTCGGATGACGCATTAGCATATTCTGTAGTTTTTGGTTCATAGGTTTGTTGAAAGATTATGCCGTCAACATTTAAAAATGCAGGAATGACTGTAGGGGTTTTAGATAATTCCTCAGCAGATTTATATACAGCAGGCGGTTCTGAAACTGCTGTAGTTCACGCATTATATATTTCAAATAAAAGTGGATACAGTACAGCAAGAGTTAATGTAAAAGTTACTACTGACGGTGGAACAACTTATAGACATATAGGTAGAAATTTAGAAGTTCCTGCTAGTAATACATTAACTTTAGATAAACCAGTAAATTTGGAGAACAATGACATATTAAGAGTGGTCGCTGATCCTTCTCCTGATTCAACTTCTGTTGATGTTGAGGCAGTAGCAAGTATATTGGCAATAACTTAATAAATAAATATAGAGAAATAAAATGGCTTATATAATCCCAGGAGAAATCAAAAAACAAAAAGTATTCAATGGTATAAGACGTACTAAAGAGGGTATGTGTTATCTATCTTCTATTGATCCAAATTTTACTACTCAACCAATAGAAGTATCAAAGTACTATGAAGATGGTAAATCTGATAGTGTTGCTAGAGATGAAGGAGATTACCTTGAAGAAAGATTAGAGATGTTTGAAGTTCAATATTTCACAGGTGACGGTGCTACCAAACAATTTACAATATCAACACCAGTTTTAAATGAAACAAGAATAGCTTGTTTTATGGATGGTGTTAGACAAGAAGCATTTTCAACCTATACACTATCAGGTGGAACATCACTAAATTTCGTATTAATTCCAGCGACAGGTGCTAGTATTGTGGTTGGTCAAATTAATAAAAGATACTATAATAATGATAGCGATAGGTACCAACAAATTAAATATTCAGATGATACCACAACTACATTTCTTATAAATAGTGATAGTGGAGATTTAGTTAGAAGAAGTAAGCAAATAGCAGTAAGGTCAGAATTAGCAATTGATGACTTTAATACTTTTGAAGATTTAACGGCAACGGTTAATGCAACGACTTATCAAAGTGCTGTTTAAAAATGGACAAAATTAGTAGGTAAATAGAGAGAAAAATGGCAGATTTCAAATTAGGACGATTAAAGTTTAAATGGAGAGGCGATTGGTCAGGAACATCTGGCTATGTTATTGATGACATAGTTAAATATGGTGGTAATGCTTATGTGTGTATTCAAAATCACACGTCACCAGCAACAGAACAAGATTTTTATACAAGTCCTGGAACATTTACAGAATATTGGCAATTACACCAAGAATCATTTTACTTTAAAGGTGCATATGCTGACGGAACTTGGTACAAATTAAACGACCTAGTTTCTTATGGTGGTAAACAATACCGTTGTACTACTCAATACACATCATCAGGCACAGTTTTAGACCAGTCTAAATTTGAACAATTTAGTGATGGTATTATTTTTAAAGGTGATTATGCTTCTAGTACACAATACAAATTAAACGACCTAGTTAAGTATGGTGGTAGAACATATAGATGTACTACTGAACATACATCAGCGGCTGGTGGAGATATCAATATAGTTTTAGGAAACTTTGATATCTATAGTGAAGGTTTAGCATTTAAAGGCGACTTCCAAGTTAACACATATTACAAATTAGATGATGTTGTTAAATTTGGTGCATATCAATATAAATGTATTGTTGCTCATACTTCGGGTGGTGCTTTATCAGATTTTGCTGAAGAAAATTTTTCAGTTTATTCAGAAGGTTTACAATTTGAAGATTCTTATAACGCTGCTACAGTTTACCAACAAGGTGATGTAGTAACTTATGGTGGGTATTCTTATGTTTATGTTCAATCAAATGAAACTTCTGGCAATACACCAGGAACTCCAGCTGTACAAGAAACAACAGGTGGAGATATTACTACATCAACTGCTCACGGAAGAAGTGTTTCCGATTTAATTGAAGTAAGAGATATAGTAGTACAATGTGATACAGGACAGAAAACATATCCAATACACTCAACGTCTACTCAATTTACAGTAGAGGCAACAAATTTAACAGCAACTAATTTCCAAATTAATTTAGGAACAAGTGCTATTGCACAATCTTATGTTAGTGGTGGTACGGTTCTTAAATCTAATGGTACTAGATTAGCAATTACAGGTTTTGTTTATAATACAGCAACTGGTAAAGTAGTAATTACTACAGCAACGCACGGATTATCAGCAAGTGATACAATAGATGTATTTGGAGTTCAAACAACTTGTGCTTTTGGTACTAAAGTTTATCCACAAGCACCTTATTCAGGACTTTATCCTGTTAAAGCAGCACCATCAGCTACAAAATTAAGTATCTTTTTAGCACCAAGTAATATTGACCATACTTATGTAAGTGGTGGTACAGTTAAATTAGCAACAGTTTCAAATGTTGGAAGTTCAACTGCTCTTACTGGTTTTTCTTATGATAATAACACAGGACTTATTACAGTAACATCTGCTACTCACGGATTAAGTAGAAATGATTTAGTTAAATTAGATAGTATAGTAGTTGAATGTTCAACAGGACAAAAAACATATCCTAATACTACAAACTATTCAGGAATATTTAAAGTTTATGATGTACCTGATTCAAGTACATATGTTGTTGCTACTGATAAATCAGCAATTGTTCATACTTATGTAAGTGGTGGTACTTCTCAAAAGATTTCATATACTACAAGCGCAGATAAAAATATTTCAAACTTTATTTATAATCGGTCAAATAAAAAGTTTTGGGATGTAGTAACTACAGGTTTTAAAGCACAAGGTGTTTATGTACACGGAACATTATACAAAACTGGTGATACAGTTCAGTATGGTGGTAATTCTTATGTATGCGTATTAGACGCTCAAAGTCAAAGACCTTCATTAAATACTGGTTTTGTAAATACAACTTATTGGTCTTTAGTAGTTGAAGGATTTAAATGGACAGGTGCATATAGTACATCTACAACTTATAATATTGGTGAAACAGTTAGATATCTTGCTAACTCTTATGTAAATTTAAAAGACCAAGTTCTTAATATAGAACCAGGTACAGATGGAACAGTTTGGCAAGGTATTGCTTTAGGTGACTCTGGTGCTGTATTACAGACTCGTGGTGATATGATTACGCAGTCCGAAGCGGGTACTGCTAGATTACCTATAGGTCTTCCAGGTTCAGTATTAACTAATGATGGTTTTGATGTTCTATGGTCTGGTAATTCAGCTAAAAATGTTATATGGGTTTCTCCAACAGGAGTAGATGGTGATTCAGGATCAGAAAGTCAACCTTATAAAACATTAGCATATGCTGTTAAACACGCAAAACATCACGCTATTAGAGAAATAAAA